GACCAAATCAGTTTTGCAATCTCACTGAAGTTGTGGTACGTGCGACAGACAGCATGGAAGATCTTGAACGTAAGGTTAGACTGGCTACGATTCTGGGAACCATACAATCCACCTACACCAAGTTTCCATACTTGCGTAAGGTGTGGAACAAGAACACAGAAGAAGAGCGTCTGTTGGGTGTGTCACTTACAGGGATAATGGATAACTCCTTGATGACTATTAAGAACAAAGGCTTGGAGAAGACTCTTGAACATCTTCGTGGGATTGCTGTATCTACTAATGCTGAATGGGCTAACCGTCTTAATATACCTGTGGCTGCTGCAATTACATGCGTCAAACCATCGGGCACGGTCTCACAACTGGTGGATAGTGCCAGTGGCATACATGCTCGCCACAGTCCCTATTATATCCGTACTGTGCGTGGTGATAATAAAGATCCGCTAACACAGTTCATGACAGATCAAGGTATCCCTAGTGAGCCTTGTGTTATGAAGCCAGATCAAACCACAGTATTTAGTTTTCCTGTAAAGTCTCCGACTAAGGCAGTGGTTACTGAAGATATGACAGCCATTGAGCAACTAGAGACTTGGTTGATGTATCAGAGATCGTGGTGTGAACATAAGCCTAGCGTTACGATAAATGTACGAAAAGATGAGTGGTTTGAAGTGGGTGCCTTTGTGTACAAGTACTTTGATGAGATGTCAGGTGTATCCTTCTTGCCTTACAACGAACACACTTATCAACAAGCACCTTATCAAGAAATAAATAAGGATCACTACAAAGACTTGCTTTCTTCAATGCCCTCTGCTATTGCTTGGAGTGAGTTGGCTAACTACGAGAAGGAAGATAACACAGTCTCAATGCAGACAATGGCCTGTACAGGTGATGTCTGTGAGATGGTAGACATAACCTAAGGAGATGTAAGATGTATGTTCTAGTGCTCATAATGTTTTTTGAAGATAGGTATAAGATCCAAGGTCACGATACGTTCTTTCCAAGTCAGCTTGCTTGTCATCAGTTTGCAGCCCCACTTAAAAAAAGACTTATGGACACTAGACCTTCACCCAATTCTGATGTAAAATACTACTGTTTTGAAGTTCCAAAAGAGGTTTAAATGAAATACGATCCAGTAAATAGCCCAGCGCATTACAAGTTAAGTGGTGGGATAGAGTGCATTGATTATATTAAACAGGTACTAACTCTTGATCAGTTCATAGGTTACTGTCACGGTAATATGATTAAGTATCAGCACAGGTACATGTACAAGGGTAACCCTGTGCAGGATATGGAGAAAGCAGAGTGGTATTTAAACAAGATGCTAGAGGCAATGGAGGAGAAACATAAATGAGGCCATACGAAGAAGGTATAAAAGACTTTAGGGAGGGTAGCTTAGGCAACCCTTACAAGGTCAATACAAAACCTAACAGGGAGTGGGAGATGGGCTTCAACAAAGCTTACTTCCGTAATCTTGAGAGAGTAAAGCTGAATGAACAAAAACAAAAAGAGTCTTGAAGAAGAGGCCAAAAGTTACAGGCAGAAAAAAATAAAGCCACCGCTTAAGAACAAAGCACTTACATCTCGTAGGTACTTAGCTGGTCAAGCGATGGCTGCACTATTATCAAGGTCTCCAGGTCATGTTCACAGAGGAGATATAAAACGTGAGTCATATGATTGGGCGGACTTCATGTTAGAGGATGATGATGAATAACAAAAGGGGGCTTCAAGTGGCCCCCTTAAGTTTATTCTAAGTCAGAGAAAAATATCTCGTCGTAGTTTTTTAACAGGATCTTAATTCTATTTAGTTGTAGGAGACCATCTTCTGTTTGTAGTAGGTCTTCTAAGTCACCCTCTATGCCAAGGATGTCCATGATATTTTTTACTTTATCTTTATCTTTACCAGATAAAACTCTTACTAAATTAACTTGACTAGGTAAACCTTCCTCCACTACAGAAGTTACTTTAGTTCTAACTTCTGACTTAATTCTTTCAAGAACTTCTGTCTGCTCTTCTGAAGATAAATCAAAGTAGTCCATCTTTTTAGCTTGAAGTTTTCTTAGGGCTTTTAGTGCAGCTACTTCAAAGTAAGGTGCAGCTATTGCATCCATTTGATTTTTTATTTCTGGTGGTCCACTAAATCTTATAGCCTCCCAGTATTGCTGTCCAGCAACATTCATCATTTTTTCAATTAAGTTTGGATTACTTATTTCTCGTGTACCAAAGATCTGTTTTCCTATGTCTATCTTCCTATCGGTACCTCTAGTTGGTCTAGCTCTTTCAGGAAGTTTATTTGATGTGCCTGTAATGTTGTTTATATATTTCAACATCTCGTTTACTTTTGCTGAACCTTGTCTTAAATCAGGGTTCATATTACTGTCCGACACCATACCCCACACTTGATTGATAGGATCAAGGGGGCGTGTTATACCTTGTATAGGCCTAGATAAAATTGGAACTGCAGCTGCAACAATGTACTCTGGTATAGTTTCTGCATCTGAAAGATCTTCACCCATAGTACGAAGAGTCTTACCAACATCATCTAAGTCTCTAACTATCTGACCACCAAGTTGAAGCTTTAACTCTCTAAACAATCCCTCTGGTACTTTAGATCTGTCGTAGTCAAGAGGATTGTTGCTCCCATCTAATCCATGAGCCACAATCTGAGACATTAATCTTATTTGAGATGCTGGCCAGTCATACTGTCTGTCTTGGATACTGCCATCACTTTGAAGATCTTGATTATGTGCAAGTCCATTTTCTATTCTATCTCTTGCACCCCCATTAGCAACTACCCCAAGGGTAATTAAACTGATACCAGTGGCTACTTTACCTAAGTCCTCTGCGCCAGATGGTGTAGTATAATCTAGGTTTTTACCTGTTGCTCTTCTGTAAGCATGTACCATACCATTAACGCCAGACAAGTCTCCCAGTGTTGCAATAGTGGTATTAAAAAAGCTACCAAAAGGTACTACAAAACCCACAGGTGTCCTGTTAGTAATGGTCTCTAATTGTCTGGCACTAGCTCTTAAGGCACTGTTTCCAGGTAGAGTTGACCAGTTTACAGAGGCAGTCTCCCGCATAGTACGGTAGGCAGCTATCTCTAGGATCTCTTGAAATTTAGGCTTAGACATTTCTATGGCTGTCCAGTTCTCTTTATTTCTAGAGAAGAACTCCTCAGGAGTCATGCCATAAGCTTTCATGATCTGTTGATTTAAGTTTGTACCAAAAGACCAACGCTTTGTTAGATCATCCTGCATCCTAACTAATGCAATAGTTTGTGCACCCTTTGTTACTGCATCAGCAGTTTTCCATGCAATAGCCTCACCTTTACTAGTTTTATCTAAGTTAAAGTCCGCAAATGCATCTCTTACACCACCGTCACCAGCGACATCCCTAAATAATTTTTCAGCTATCTTAGGGTTTAAGTTTAAAATCTTGTCAGCATATTACATAGGTATGTCTGGAGATACAATATCAAGTCCACGACGAACAGCTCCAAGACTAGAACCATATGCTTTGTTAAAATATTTTGTTGCTGCCTCTTCATTACCAAGCAACTTAAAGAACTTACCTTGGCTAAGTTCTATAGAGGCTGTGAACATATCTGCAGCAGTGTTAATTCCAACCAACTGCGCAAAACCTTTAAGGTTAGCACCAGTAGTAGATAGGTGAGAGGTCAACATCCTTTTATAAACAGATAGACTAAACTGCATACGTTTAGGGTCTTTACTACTACCACCACCCTTAATACTTTCTAAGGCTTCTTTAGGTGACATACCCAACCCTACTGCATCACCTACAGTCCTACTCAACCTTAAAGATTGACCAGCTAGTCTAGATTGATTTGCAAAATGTGCTACTAGATCTGCTGAAGTTGCCTTATTACCTCTGACAACATTACCACCCTCACCTATAAAATTTAACTTGTAGCCAGTATCTTTCTCAAACTTATTTATAAACTGGGACATTTTGTCGTCAGGAATAAAACTTAAAGTTTGAGCAACCACTGCGGACCTGTTACCATACTTCTGTTCTAAAGCTGCGTGACTGGTAAACCCAGCCTTGTTAAGTATAGGAGCATAACCTGGGGTGTTAGTCTCAGGGTCACCCTTAAATAAATAAAGAAAGAAGGCGTTGGTTGCTTTTGCGTCTGTATATTCTTGGTCTGTAGATTTTAGTGCATCTTGAGATTTATCTACAAGTTTTTCCCAGACTAAAAAGTCTTTAGTAGTACCTTCAACTAAACCAAAGGTTTCATCTAAGACACTTATATCAATGTCTCTACCTACGTTTTCTCTAAGATCTTTTTCTGCTGCATCTATACCAACCTCTAGAATTTTTTCATCCAGTTCTTTGTAACGTAGAAATGTATTTTTAAATGGACCCTTACGTAACTCTTTAAAAGATGCACCTGTTGCAGCAAGTGTAGGTATTACAAATATTGAACCTAGTGCAGCTAAACTTGTTTGGGCACCTGAGTATTCTTCTTGAGCATTAGTTTTAATTAACTGAGATTGATATAAGACATCAACACCAGCACCTATCATGGCGTCAGCAGTAGCTGCAGGTAGTGCTTTTACAGCAGCAGACCTTACGTTAGCTAAAGCAGTTTGTTTAGCTACACCCTTCTTAACTTGATCTTGGTAAGCTTTCTTTAACAAGGTTTTCCCAGCTAAACTACTAGCTTTAGTCCCAGCAAAACCAAACAACTTACCTAAACCTAACGAAAGAATAGTTGATGGGTCATATACAGCTGATTTAGTGTAGTCGTACATAGCATCAGCCATCTCACGCCAAGAGCCTTCACCAGTAAATGCATTATCCATCTGATCAAACAACGTATAGCCAGCGCCCAATCTAGCTTTTATTGAGTCATCTGCTGATACTCCATAGGCTAGTTCGTTAGCTGTAGTTACGGTTTGCCCCCCAGCAAAAGAACGTTGGTAGTTCTGCCAAGTTTCAAAAGCCTCTTCTTTATCCATAGACCTATAGTCTTGACTTCTAATGCCACCACCAATATCTGCACCAGCAAGACCTGATGCAGCTCGTCTAACTCCAGTGAGTATACCTTTAGGTGTATATCTTGCCTCTAAGCTTGAGTAAACAATATCCATAAGGTCATCGTTAGCAAGAATATCTTTTTTAGTAAGACTGTCTCCATACTGTTTAAGCACAGGGCTTAAATCAATAAGGCTACCATCCTCTTGAGGCACTATAGGATTTGAAGTGTACTCATCTGCATACACTTTAATAGGTTCAGAAGTTTCTAGAGGACTCTTATAGTCATCTGCATAAACCTTTAATGGTTCCGCCATATTTAATACCTTTATTGAGTAGGAGAAGATCCAGGAACTAGTTCAACAGTTTGGCCTGTAGGAAGTCTTACAATAGTATTAGGTTCGAATACACCAGCGTTCAGTAAAGCCACACCCATTTCAATACTAGAAACTAATGGAGCACTGGCCATTGCATCTGTAAGTATTGATGGTAAAGGTAAGTTCTGTACCGACTGACCTGCATCAGAGCTAAATAACTTCTTAGCATAAGAGTTTCCATATAGATTAATAATCTGAGATGGATCATCCTTAACGCTAGTTAAAGCAGAATCAATAGCATCTAAACGATCTGTCAAAATACCAAACTCGTTTTGGTATATACCAGAGCTATCTGTTTCTTGAAGCTTAAGAAGTTCTGCCTGTCTTCTTTTAAGAATAGTTTGTTCCCTTCTAGCATTACCCGCAGAGTCTTGCACTGTAGCTTGCATAACTGTAGGTATATCACTTAGATCAGGTATCTCTGCAAACCCAGGATCAAAAGGTAAAACTTCTCCAGCAGTAGTTGTACCTTGCTGAAGTATTTCTTTGTATAAGGGGTCCATCTCTCGACCAATAAAATCTTCAACCTTTGTAAGGTCGATAGGTTTATTAGTTGGTTGCGAGAGAACTGCATTTTCTACTACCTCCTGTACTACAGATTCAGGTAGCTCCATGTTATTTTTTTTATAAAGTTTTCTTTGCCCCTCTAAAATATCAAGTATTTTTTGTGAGCCTTTTGGGTCACCAGTAGCAAGTATAGGTGCTAGCACATCGTCACTTAATCCGTAATTCTGTTTGAGTGCTGCGGTAGCTGCACTAGAAGAAACAGCAGAAGCACTACCTTTACCTGACCTAGTACTCATACCAGCAAAAGTATCTACTTTATACTTAGACATAAGCTCAAGAGCTAATGCTTCCTTCTTATCCATACGAGCTTGC